AACCTACTGCGTCGTAGTGATTAAAGTATAACTCAGAGTTAGAGTCTGTCAACAACTATTTTCTAGGGGTTTACCCTAATGCTTGGTAGGTGGGGAGCAAGTGTAAGACTTTGGGTCTACAGCCATCACCTTCATAAGGAGCTTCTGAGTCTTGTCGGTAGCATGGGCTAGATCGTACTTCTCCCTAGTCTCAGACAGCAATACGCTCATGAACTCGTCTACGTTACCCCCATGACGCTCCACAATCATCACAGCAAGGGCTACAAAGCTCGTAGCCATGTTGGTGACCACGCTGAGACCTACGTTGATCCCATGCTGTTCTATGAGCTTGTTGAGCCTTCTGTGAATCATAGGATCAACCCTTTCGAGTATCTCCTTGACTAGCTCGGCTTCCTCGGCTCTCATCATTGCACCTTCTGGGCTAACATGCGGTCTCTAATCTTCTGGGCGAGCTCCTCGTGCCCTTCCTCTGCCACCATGTCAGCGCATGCCTGACGCTCGATGAAGATGGCTTGCTTGGTGGTCTCGATAGCCACTTGCATGATCTCAGCCTTGGCGAGCACCAAAGCCTCGTCGAATTCGGTCTGGGTGAACACCTCGATGGCTCCAGAGCTACCTAGCAGTTGTTTAGCCAAAGGGCTTAGTTCTTTTTTTTCCATTATTGATCTTTCGTTTGTTGATAAAGCAAGTAGTAAACCCAAGCGATGATTGCTCCTAGGAACCATCCTATGACCGCTGAGACTATCAGAAAGAGACTTAGGATGGTTTGAAGCAAGTCACTCATGTTCAGTTTTCTCTGGTTGTTTTTGAAACGGCCAATGAGCATCCTGTACCTCCTTCCATTTCTTTTGGTACTCTGGTTGCTCAGAAGGTGGAACCCACCCCTGAGCTTTGAATTTAGCCAAAATATCGGTTTCGTTCTCAGTCATTCCTACCTCCATCAAAAAGAGAAGTCGTAGTACTCTTCACGCTCACCTAGATAAATCCCACCGCAAGTCTTGTTCAGTCTATTGGTTTCTGGGTTTAAGTACATCTTCACCCAACGTGTGTTGGGCTCCTTCTGCTTGTAAAAATAAATAGCACCCTGTAAGTTTGGAGTGTATTCATATTCTTGGCTTTCGGATATACCGTTGTTATCGATACGCTTGGCGTTGTCCTCTTGGACTGTGATGATCAGTCCTTTGCCAGACTTCTCGACCTTGATGATGGTACCAGGGTGCCTGTCGCTGTAGGAGGTCATAGTGACCCCCATCCCTACGGTAGGGGTGGGAGCACCCACCACCATGCGTTCTTGTAATCTGTTGATTAGTGATCCTTGCATGGTGGGTCTCCTTATTTTTTAGGTGTAACACGAATGTCAGCACGACCTTCTTTACGGAACTCGTTGAGCTTGTCATCAGTGATTCCGTATGCTTCGCAAAGAGCGTTGTAATCAACTGTGCCAGACACAGCAACCAATTTAACTTCTACGCTGTGGAGCTCGCCCACATGCTTGCCTTCACCGTACTTGTTGGCAATCTCAGCCTTCATTGCCTTGACTTGCTCTGCAAGAGCTTTAGATTGTTGGTCGAGCACATAGAGTGCGTCGATGTCAGATGCTAAGGACTCTACAGTTGCGAGAGCTTGGATAGATGCTTGTGTTGCTGTGATCATGTTGATCTCCTAAATAAACCTGCGACGTTGCAGTGATTAGAAGTATAACTGAAAGTTAGAGTCTTGCAAGACTTTTTTATAGGGACATACCCTAATGTTGTTTAATCGCCACTAATCGGATTAGTAAATAGGTTTTTTATGGTCTCGTTGAGGGCATCGAGCTCGTCCATCTTAGCTATAGCCCATGCACGCTTGTTCCCATGCCAACCCATGTTCGAGCCTTGGTGACAGCTCTTACACAGGGCTACGACCGAATACTGGAGCTTCTGGCGTATGTGGTGGGCATCAGAGGGTGGTGGTGCCCCACAGACTGAGCATGGGAGCTCCTTGACCCTCTGAATGTGTTTGCGTTCCTTTGCTGACAGGTTGTTGTTCATTCGCTTTTCCTAGTTCGTAAATCCATCTGATCTTGTCCGACTTAGACTGCAAGTCGTTTCTCTTTCTGTTGCCAGTAGTCCAGTCTCGGAAGGTGGAAACTGCGTCTCTCTTCCAGTTAGCTGCTGAGTAAATCGTCCCTGTGTGCACCTCTGTGTCTTGATAGGAGACCAGTCTTGTGACCTCTGGGAACTTTTTTTTAATGTCTTTAATCATCTTTGCAATCATCCAAGTTGCGGTGAACTTGGGGGCATCTGGAGCGATGGCGAGCCTCCTCAGCTCTAGCCAAACATAAGCCTTGCTAAGTCGATTATTTGCCACAGGGTCAGTCCACATAGCACTAGCGTAACAATGACCTTCATACTCTGCTCCATAAAATATTTTTCTGGTGTTTCGAATCATGTTCGAGTGAGACGTGACAGGCAATCTGCTGTGCCACATCTCGTTGTACATCATCGCCTTGTCCACGCCTATCTCGTATAGGTGCAAGTCCTTAGCTGACTTAGGCGTTACCCTCTCGTCCAGAAAAAGATCAAGGTTCACAGACCAAACATCTCATTTGGGAATTGAAAATAGCTGACGCTGTCTCCATCAGGTTTTTGAGGAGCTGTAGCCCCACCATCATGGAAGGCTGCAACTGCATGCGTCTTGAGCTGATCTAGCAATCCACAGCACATGTTGTAGTGCAGTGGTGCCTTCACCAGTTCATTGTGCCTCTCCATCAATCCTTGAACTACGTCGATCTGCTGTTGGATCATTCCAATGACCGCAAGCCTGTGATCTCGTGCGAGTTTCTCTTTTGACCATACCTGTTGTTCGTTCAGTGGCTTCATTGTGTTCTCCTTTTATACGACTGCCCTATCAAATGTCCTGTTGGACGCTTCTTGTGATCTCCAGACATCGATTCGTGCCTGAGCTGACACCAATCCCCATCTGAGCTCCTCTTCCTTCTCTACGGCTGCTTCCAAGCCCTTGAGCACCTCGATGTAAGCTGAGTCAGCATATGCCTCGATCTCTGCCACTACTGCCGACTTTGCTCGCCCATCCGATAAAGCTTTCTTCATCAGCATAGCCTTTTGTGACTTTCGGTATTCCTCCAAATAGACCCTGTGAGACTTTGCCTCAGCGTACTTGCGTCCATGTGTGTAGAGGTAATCAACTGCGTCGTTAATGTCTTTCTGGTTCATTTATTACCTCCGCTGATTTAAGTTTGCATGATTCGCCATCAAAAGTAAGTTTAAGATTTGCTTCACTGAATGGATATTCTTTTAATATATTCACACCCCAGTTGAAATGAAAAAATACATACTGCACATAATCAGGCTTAGGCTCTGGTTTTATTCTGTATTCATGCTTTTCAGACCACAAAGGCTCTCCCATATCCTCCCATTGTCCATTTCTATTTTTCCATTGAATCTGAGCACCATCAGCCCATGCGTGTATTAAGTCTGCGTGGATATGTTTCATCATTTAAATAAATAAAAGTTGTTGGGTTTCTACTTCGCCTCCTGAGTCATACTTCTGTGAGTCGCCCTTCGGATAGCTCTGTACCTCGTATTTCAATAAGCTCATCATCTCTTTCTTTTGTCTCTTGTTGCCATGGAAAAAGATGTATCTGTGCTTTCTGGATCGCTCCTTGTAGTAGAAGTCGTCTCCAAACTTCTCCTTGATTGCATCCAACGTGAGTCCGTCAGATATGGTTTTTGAGTGCTTGTGCTCCTGACCCTTGACCGTCCAGTCAACACGATTGGCACTGAGTCCTGTGTAGAGGAAGTTGGTTGCTTGGTAAACATAGCCTACATGTCCTTTGTCTGTGTCAGCGTAAGAAACAACAATACTGGGTGTGGGTAGCATCTTGATGCTGTTGGCGACCAAGAAGCTCGCTTGGTTCTTACCGTTGTCGAGCAAGCAAACCCTGTTGAGCTCCAACACCTTGTCCGAGTACTCCTTACCGCATATGCCCATGCACAGGGAAGGAGAAGCGGGTATCCCATAGGTGCACACACCAATCAGAGTAATACCGTCGTAGAGCCCAAATGAATGCATGATCTGGGGTACTCGCTTGGCGTAATGCTTGTTCAAGAGCCAAGGATAGGTCTCCTCGTTCTTGATGGGCAAGACTCTCATTTTCCGTATACACCGATTAGGGCTGCGTCAGCGTATGCCTGACCCTTACGCTTTGTGTCCAAGTCTCTCCAGTGAGGCCAAAGTTGGATCGCTCTCGACCTCGATGCGTCCTTGTCAGTGCCGATGAGCCCTGCGTTCTTTTTCCACTTCTGAGGCGTGACCATGGTGTGTGGATAACCCAAAGCACCAATCACTCCCATAACGGTTCCGCATGAATGCCCAAAGTTGAACATCGAAGTCACTCCCTGACCGGGCATCGCTCCCACTTGTTCGATGTATACATGATCAACGAATTTGCCATGATCAATAAAGTAAACGAGTTCAGAGGCGTTCACACGAGTTGCGGAACCTACTTTGTAGACTGGCATCAGCATCCATTCGATGGGGTAGTCGTCCTCCAACAAAACTACAGCTCCAGAGGCTCCGGGGTCAATTCCAAGGGTAATCATTCGTTTCTCTCCTGATGTTGGTTCAATGCATCCATGTGGTTGAGCTCTTCGTCTGTGTAGTAGGGCTCCCTAGGTGCAAGTCTGTTGAAAATGTCATCACGCAATCTGCTGATCTGCGAGTTAATAGCCTGATACATGTCGGTCTTGCAGAACTCTGCTACTTCGAGCAAGTCTTCCACTCTGGCATCACGCCATGTAGACACGTCATCGTAGGTGTACTTTTTCACAATTTGAACCTGAAGAACGACAGTCTCGCCCTCAGTTCTGAATCTAATGGCTCTTATCATTTTCTCCCTTTCAGTTCAAACCAATCGCACCGTTGCAGTACGAATCGCAGTGGCGTTTGAGGTCTCCCGACCTTATCAACAATCTTGGGGCACGTCTTCATGAGGACGTTGTACTTCTTGCATTCAAAGCAGAGTCGCCTGTCATCCTGTGGATCAGCGTCCCTATCAAACATCTTCTCTGCTAAGTCCCAAGCTTCATCTTCTGACAATCCCTCTTCGACAAAGGTCTTACGCCTTCTTGCGTGTCGTTCGATTGCTTTCTCTAGTTCTTCTTCAGTCATATGTGTCCTTATCCCACAACCTTGTGGTGATAAGACTATAACACAAAATTAGATAATGGCAATGGTAGATGATTCCCTAACAATATCGATCTCACCGATACAACACATGTTGTAGTCGACTCCATTAGCGTCTGGTTCTGTCCATGCGTCCTTGCGTAGGATGACGTTCTTGCACAGGTATTCTTTGCCTGTCTCGTCAAACACTCGCCACTTGTGCTCGATGGTGCCACGACCGGGTTGCCCAGCCGTCTTATTAAACCGAATCCTAAACTTCATATCACCTCCACTTTAGGGTCAGTCTGTTGTACAGGTGCCTCGGTCACTCCTAGGTTCATGTGCACGAAGCGCATTGGATTAGTCTTGTTCAGGTTTCGTGTGAACGAGTGAGGCAACCACGAAGGGGTAAATATCAGAGTCCCCTCCTCTGGAGCAAATACGATCTGCTGTGCCGAGGGCGTGACTTTGTTCATATCCTGTTGGGGTAGGTTGATGATCACCTTACCAGGGCGTGGATCATAAATCACCATCTTGCATGCGTTCTGAGGCGACTGTAGGAAGTAAAACGCACTGACCTGAGCTCCAGAGCCATGGACATGAGTCTCCATGTGAGAATGGAAGTTGTGCTCCTGAGTCCACATCTCCATAAAATACGTCACCAGATTGTCCACAGCGTACCCTTGGGCTTGCAAAATGTTCCAAGCAGTCTGAGAGACGTACTGAGCAAATTCCAACGCCAAAGGGTCTTCTGAGAAGTTCCCAGTCATCACAGTCATGGGGTTCTTACCTTTGTGGCGTGTCTTGGATTGCTTTAAATAATTCTCCGATACCTTGCGAATCGGTTCCAAAAATTGTTTCGCCTTCACCGCATAAATAGGCGTTGTAAAGTAGTGGAACTCTTCGAGCTTGTCCATGATTTCTCCTGTTGATAATTTCAAGAGTCTAACATGGGATTAGAAGTCTTGGCAAAAAAAATGGGTCATCTTTTGACCCTTATCAAATAAGTTAATCACTTACTAATCACTTACTCTGTCTTTCCTGATGCCGTTTGGTGGACAGACCTAGCCCTCCCCAGAGAAGAGGACTAAGCCTTCACAAGCATGCCGATTGGAGCCACTTGACCCGACAGTCGTTCGATGCAAGGGCACTATCTTCGCCACCCTTTGTCCTATCTCAGCATCTACCCCATAGCAAGACTTTCCCTGTACCGCTACCGCAGGTGAGCGACCAGTACAGCGGGAATAAAAAAAAGCTGTTAAGACAGACCCCGTTGGAAACATCACCTAAAAGGTGAATCCCCTTACGGGGCCGGAGTCTGACCTAACAGCTTTCCACCGAGGTTTCCAATCTCGGTTTTGATGGATTGTATCAACACATTTCAAAGCGTGTCAATACATACCAACAAGAATGAAGACTATCCCCTCTGCGTTTGAGGGTAGCGACTGCGACGCTCCTAGTCTTCATACTTCTTGGTGTTAGTGGCTCACATAAAGCAGTGTTTGATATGTACAAATTCGACAACCCCATGCGGAGCTAAACCGCATTACCACCAACGATTAAATTATACGGTCGCCAAATTATCCTTTCTGAGAGCCATGACTTTACCCACAACAGCAAAAAGACCATTCTTGACATGCAAGTCATTGGCATCGAATCCAACCTCATCAGCCATTGTCCAAGGTAACCCAGTAGACTCCGCTGACCTCTGCCCAGTCTGGCTCTCATCGTTGTCAGCAAAAATAAACCGTTTACCTTGTATCTGATCAGCCACAGCGACCAGATTAGACGCTGAGAAGCACACCACCACAGAAGCCTTCAATCCACAGCTTCTGAGGGCTTTGTACAAGCTTAGACCAGTCACATAACCCTCGACTAGCCAGTACTCGTCGTTCGTCTTAGAACCAATGTAGAACACAGCATTCTTAGCCCTCATGCCTGTGAGCATCTTTTTCTCATACTTGCGCTCTTCCATGTTGAAGTAAATCTGCTGATAGCCTTGGAGCTTGTTGGTCACCACGTTTCGCATTGGGATTAGTAGTTTTCCATCAAGTACTAATCCTTCCTCAGTCTGAAAGCCCTTGTACTGCAAGTAGGCGTGGTTCTCCATCTTGGCAGACCTTAGAGTGATATCTGCCTGAAGAGCAACCTGTTCGTATTTGTGCTGTTGATCGGACTGCTGTGCCTGTCTTTTAGCCATCCACGCACGCTTTTCCTCGTCAGTCCATGGTTTGGCATGGGGGTCTTCATACCAGACGACCCTAGCCTCTCCTGACCAGTCCATGACCCATCCACGCTGACCATCCCAGAAGTAGGCTCCGTTGCCTGAGCGTGGCTTCTCAACGGTTCCTGTACGCTTGATCCGATCAGATGGGTAAAGTTTTGTAAAGTCTATCTCGACTCCATGAGCACGAGCAAAGTCAACAAAACTCATAATTGTTTCCTTGTGCGAATTAAATGAGCCAAGTCAATTCCATC